CGCGGGCGCCAAGAATATTTAGCAGATATCGAAACGCTTAAAAAATGCAAGGAAACTAATAATTTTCACGGCTATACAACTGATAACAAAATACATATTCTTTCATTGCCTAACTGGGCTAAATAAATAACAAACCATGACACAACTAACAAAACTTCCAACACTTCAGGAACTTTTAATTGAAAATGAAGACAGCCTAAAGCAAAACGCACTTACTGTTTTATTGAATCAAGATCCACCAGCTAAGTGGTTAGTTCAGCATCCAATGATTCGCGATTACCGATACATTCCTATTGAAAAAATAGAATATCTGTTAACGCGTATTTTTGGCAATTTTAACGTAGAAATACGGTCAACACAGATAGTAGCTAACTCAGTAGTAGTAACTGTAAGACTGCATGTAATAAACCCTATAAACGGACAAGCGATGTGGCAAGATGGCATAGGCGCTGCACCAATTCAAACTGATAAAGGCGCAGGGGCAACCGATTGGAACGCTGTTAAAACAGATGGTGTGCAAAAAGCTGCACCCGCCGCCGAAACATACGCCGTTAAAGATGCTGCTGAAAAGTTTGGTAAAATATTTGGCCGCGATGTTAGCCGTAAAGGTTCTATGAATTATACTGATTTGCTGAAAAAATCAGCGTTTAATGATGAATTAGAAAAATAAATTTGATTTTTCAATATTTAATACTTACTTTTGCCTTAACTGCGGTTTGCCGCTAACCGCTGTTCAACAAGTGCAGCGGTTTTTTTATTTGAAATGTTAACACCATGTTACGCCAATTGTAACGCATAAAACGCTGATAATCATAGCTTGTTACGCTGTTACACTTGTTACACTAATTCAACACGTATATGCGTGTATTTTTTATACTTACTCTCACATATATGTAGAATATAGTGTAACATACGTAACAGTGTAACATGTACTATATATCAATTAGTTATGTGTTACACTTAATGTAACAAGTGTTAACAATAATAATAAATAATAATAATAATATAAATAATAATACTAATAATTATATAGATATAGTCTTAAAACTTATTTAAACGGTGTTTTAAGGCATTTTTACATTAAATTGGTGTATATATATCAAAACTTATTAAAAGTTGCTTAAAATGAAAATATGAAAGATACAGGTAGACCTATGAAATTCAAATCACCTGAAGAATTACAAAAGAAAATAGAATCTTACTTTGATTGGTGCGATTCACGTACACGCGTTAAGCATCTTGTGACTAAAGATGGTGTTCAAGAAGTAGTTGAAAGTTTTCCCCGACCTTATACGGTTGAAGGCTTAGCTGTTTATTTAGATACATGCCGCGATACTTTGATAAATTATTCAAACAAGGAAACCTTTTTCGACATTATTAAACGCGCAAAGCAAAAGATACTAGCTAACAAGGTTGAAGGCGGATTAGATAGAACTTATGATATGGGTGTTGCTAAGTTTATGTTGATCAATAATTACGGCTTTAAGGATAAGCACGAAACAACTGAAGACGACAAAAACATAAACATAAACATTCAGTACCCTGAAGCTAAGTAGTGCCGCGCAACATAAACATACAGCTTTACAGGCCGCACAAAGGTCAACAGCGGATCTTAGATAATAAGCGTAGGTTTAACTGTATTGTTTGCGCGCGTAGGTTCGGCAAAACTGAATTGATAACATCGGTTGCATTGCCGCTTATAAGCCCTGCTGTATTTGAAGGTAAGTTCGTTGGTATCTTTGTGGACGATTTTAAAGATTTTGCACAAAGCTGGAATAAGATAGTAGATACTTACAAAACAATTTCTGAAGGCGGAATCATTAAGCACAAAGATGAAACATCTAAGATAATGCAGTTTTTAAACGGCGGCGTTTTGGAAGTCTGGTCTATTGGCGATGAAGGGCGAAAGGACAAAGGGCGCGGCCGTAAGTATCACCGGGTAATCTATGAAGAAACACAAAAGATACCAAGCCACATATTAGAATATCATTGGAAAACAGTTGCACGCCCTACCTTAACCGACTACAAAGGTGAGGCGTTTTTTATTGGCACAGCTGCGGGTAAAGATAACTACTGGTATGAACTATGCCGCAACGGCGCAAAGGCTGGCAATGTCGAAAAGAATTGCTACAATGACATAGATTTGCCGCAAAGCGAAAACGGCAGCGAAAGTTGGATAACCTTTAGGATGGAAACAACCGATAACCCAGCTATTGACCCTGATGAAGTAGCCGATGCAAGCCGCGATTTGGACCGCCTAACGTTTGAACAAGAATACAAATCTGTATTTGTTGATTATTCAGGCGAAGCATGGGTTTACGTTCTAAAGGACAAAAGCATTCAACAAAAAGTATTTCAGCCTTCAAAGAAAATAAATTGGGAAACGGAACAGATTTACGTATCATTTGACTTTAACAAAATACCAATGACCGCCGCCGTTATGCGCAAAACTACATTGGCGCCTGATGTATCAGCACGTTCACGTTATCGCTATGGTGTGCATATTGTAAAGGAATTTAAGATAGGTAGTGAAGAACGCGGTGAAGCATCAATCTATGACACGTGTCAAGCATTTCGCGAATGGGTATTTGCAGAAACAAATAAAAAGATTGGGCGTTGGTCCGATACTGCTATTTATCCCTGTACTATACCGCTACTGATTACAGGTGATGCATCAGGTGATCGTTCCGATGGTAGACAGCGCGTATCTAAAACCTACTACGAAATTATACAAGAAGAACTGCAATTACCAGCGCGGTTCTTTGTAGTGCCTAAAGCTAACCCATTACACGCTGAAAGTTACGTGCAAACAAACACTATTATTAGCATGTGCCCCGACTTCCAGATTTATGAAGATAAATGCCCGGGTTTACGTATGGATTGTTTGCGCATCAAATCCGATAACAGCCGCCGAATCATTAAAGGCAAAGGCGAAGAAAGGCAGGCCGACTTACTTGATAATCTTAGATACTTACTTAACACGTTTTGTCAAGATATAAAACTATAATCCTATGATTTACCGCCCCAAAATTAAAGTACATTCTAATGAAGAAGTAGAATATTGGAAAAACATAATAAATGAAAAGCGCCGACAAAACAAAAGCCTTCAGCGCTGGTTAGTTGTTAGTGATGTGCACAGACCGTTTCATAATCAGATACTTTGGCAAAAACTATTAAGGCTAATATCTGAACTTGGTACAAATTTACACGGCATTGTTTTAGCGGGTGATTATTTAGACCTTTATACCCTTGGCAGCTATAACGCTGAATCATTGGCCAACTTATCGGGCCTAACATTACAGGATGAATACATAGACGGATTGCAGGGTATTGACGATATTAACAGCGCGTTTAAAGGTGCTAAGAAATATTTTCTATTTGGCAACCATGAAGATAGATACTTCAGGCACATAAAAGAAAAAGATAATGCCAAATACGGCGGCGCGTTAATAAATCCTACTGATGCATTATACCTGTACGAACGTGGATGGGAAGTTAAAACAGATTGGCAGTCTGATTATTTCACGCTTGGCAAACACTTAGATATAGTTCACGGTGTTTACACATCTATTCATGCGGCAAAAGCACATTTAGATAAAACGCAGCACTCAGTTATGTTTGGCCATACGCACCGGGTTCAATGCTATCACTCAGGTAATAGGGCCGCTTTTAACATTGGTGGGTTATATGATATTAAATCAAAAGGTTTTAGCTATATGCCAAGGTTTCAGCGCCAATTGTGGGCTAATGGTTTCGCCATCGTCAATATAACTGACAATGGCGATTTTTACGTAGAGCAGGTTAACGTTTGGGCTGATAAGTTTTTAGCTAATGGTAAAATGTATTAACGTTCACGTAAAATGAACATTAGTATTTTGTGAACATAGCTGTATAAAAAGTTATGTTACTTTAAGGCCGCAAAGTAAAATATAAATATTGTTATGTTACTTTAAGCCTTTAAACTAAAATAAGGTGCTAATTACGCCATCGTGCAAACATAGTAGTATAAGGATGGCCGCCGCCTGTAAACATTGGGCCATTATAAGGCCATTTGAAATAATTAGTAATATGCAGCTGCCAATGTTGCCATGGCGTTTTATACTTTGGTTCTTTAAAGTCTAACCAAAAGTAAGCGCGATGCGTTTTAAGTTCGTTATTCAATAGGGCAACCCATGCATAATAACGTGATTCTGATTCTAATACAGAATAATGCCGCGATGGCTGCCAGAATTTAAAGCGCTTATGTTTTCTGTAAAACTTACGTGTTAACGGAAAATAGTTAAAAGAATCATTC